GGCGCGGCGTCCCCCTACATCGGCGTCAGGTTGCTTAATGAAAATATCTTCACCGCCGATAGGCGTTTCAGCGCATAGGGCTATGGGTATTTCTGGCAGGTATTGGCGGGCGCTTGCCATGAGGATGGCGGCGCATTCCCGCGCTTGCTCACCAAAGGCTACGCAATAAATCCCCCGCGTATTGGCGCGAATGTCGGTCGTTATTTTTGGTTTGGTTGCCTTCACTCTTGGCTTGGGTTGCTGTTGCATTAGTATGTCTACCGCCTCCTCGTGCCCTTCACACCATGCCTCTATTGTGTACGGTGCGGTGGCATCCCGCAGCGCCGCTCGGTCAACAGTGGCGCGGGCGTCAATGGCATCCTGTAACGCTCTTGCTGCACCGTCAACGTGCCCGGCCTCGTATCGGTGAATGCCCGGTAAATCGGGCAACGTGTCAAGCAGGCCAACGCCGCGCGGAATGACAACCGACACGCCGCACGATAGCGCCTCTAGTGGCGGCATAGGCACACCTTCCACTGTTGCGGTCACGAGTAGCACGTCAAGCGATTGGTAAAAGTTCGGCATCTCTGCCCAATCGTAGCGGCGGGTCGGTACGCTCCACCCGCGCCCGCTGGCTTGCCACACCGCTTCTTTACTTGTTGACTTGGCAAGCGCGGCGGCAATGCCCTCACCTTTACGGCCGTTGGCGTATGTGTAGCCTGATAAGCCGATGGTCATTTGTTGCGGTCGTTGGGTAATGGTAAATCTGTCACGCTCCACCGGCGGATTGATTAGTATCGTATCGCCGAATCCTTGCAAGTAATCGGCATACATGGGCGCGGTAGCAATCCGCAGGTTGACGCGCTTTGCTAGTTTGTCAAACAGCGCCGCCTTCGCATTGTTGGGCGGCGCTGTTTCGTAGTGCGTAAAGTAGGCCATCACTGGCACTTTGGGCCATGTCGGTAATTGCGTATGCTCAAAATACCCGCTCAGGTAGATAAGCTCCGCATCTGGTACAGGAACCGCCGTCAATGTCCAGCCCAAACGCTCCGCCAAGTAGCGGCTGAATCGCGGTATTACCCGGTCATCATTTAGGTTTCGGCAAATGACATTGACGGCGGTCATAGTTTAGCTGCCCCCGTACAAATCAACTTCACAGAAGGCGCTGGGGCGAATCACGCCAAACGCCGCCCGCATTTCTGCAAGGATGGCTACCATGTTGCGGATGAAGAAGTCGCTGTGGCTGTCGGTGGTCGTGATAGTTGCCTGTTCGCGATCCCATAACACCGCCTTGCTCCAGTTCGCCAACCATGCCGCGCCCGGCGTGACAAAGAAGGATTCAACGACCGGAATGCCGTGCAAAACCTGCGCGCCTTGCGACATCGGGCCACCCCAATAGTAACGCCCTTGATCGTCTTTCAGCAGGTCAATGGTTTCCCAATCTTGCGGGTGCATCAGCCACGCGGTCGGGCGCGTTTTTCCAGCAGTCTTAAGGTAAGTGATAGCCTTGCGGGTTGTCGTGATGATGTCAGTGGTAAATGCCTGGCTCAGCGTGTTGGCGGTGTTAGCCAGCCCGGTAAAGTTTTCGCCAGAGCCGTCACCGTTCAGCAGTTGGTTTTCCAACTCTTCCGCCAAATCTTCCCGCAGCTCTTGATCAATCAGCCCTCGCAGTTGGGCGGCGTCGGACAGTGCGCGCTTGGTTGCCGGAATCCAAACGGCAATCGTTTTGACCGGCTCGTTGACCCGTTCAAAAGTTGTCGAGCCTTCTGGTTTCAGTCCTTGCACCTGCCCGGTTGCCCCGGTATAGGTCGTCACGTTTGCCTCAGGAACCGGCGCGGCTTGGGTGACTTGGGTTGTTTGCCGTACGAATTCCACGCTATCAGACATGGTGGTGCGCACAGAAATCAGACTGCGCAGGTTAAGCGGGTAACGCCCCAGCGGTTCATAAATCCCGCTTTGGTCAGGGATAATCCACGCCCCGGCGCTGGTGGCGCTGCTGCCGGTAATCAAGTCCTTGCGGAACATACCAAAGTGCCCAACGTCCACCGAGGGGGACGACAGCCCTTTGCGGCTTTCGGGAATCAACCCGTTAGGTGCAACCGACTTGTACCATTGCTGGTAAGCGGCGGCGTTAACAAAACGCTCGCCAATCGTTTGCCCGTTGCCCGCAGGAGCGCCCGGCCCGTTGCTTTTCTTTTGCGGCGTTGCGGCTTGCGGCAAATCAGCGCCCAGCCCTGCCAGTTGGTTGCGCAGGTCATTGTCACTGTTGGCGCTTTTGATTTTTGCTTTCAGGTCGCCAGCTTCTTTCATGTAGCCTTCAATGGCTACGCGCTCTTCGGCGGTGAAGTCTCGGTTTTCGGCGGTGGCGCGGTCTGCGATGGTTCCGGCGTCGTTCAGCGCCTTTCTCATTTGCTCATGCAAATCATTCGTGTTCATTGTTCCATCTCCATCAATTTAATTTTTGCCAATAAAACAGCAGGCGCTACACCGCTCGGCTTACCGTCTCCGGCCTCGCCTTCGTTTTGTGCCTGTTGGGATTTTACCATAATTGTGTGCGTACCGATACCCGCCCCCCGCGTTACCGGCGCAACCCCTACCACGTCCAGCGCTTTCAGCAGTTGCACGGGTCGCCCGTCTTTTGTACCCGGCTCCGCTGCCAGAATGTCAAAGGTGTAGCTCCATTCAGAATTGCCCAGCGCCTTGACGGTACGATAGTTTTCTAGCCCAACGGCCGTGTCTAAAAAGAAACGCCCTTCCACCCATGCCTTGCTTTCATCGGAATAAATTGCACCAACTCCGGCGGGCATGGTGTAATTATGATTCCAGCCCTCAATAATCACTTGCTGCCCGTCGGTAAATGCACCGGGTAATGTCACGTCACCGTGATGGTCTATTACGTCAAAAGTGGAAAACACGGCCTTGAATGCGCCGTTGTCTTCATCCTCTGCGCCCTCACACATCATTTTTGCTGAGTATGTTTTTTGATTCATCTTCATCTCCCTACGAAAAGGTAATTGTACAATCGCAACCGGCTAACTCATCCGCACTGCCGTCCGGGTCGCCCGGCCAGCGTAACCCGTTGGCGAATCTTTCCCGTATGCCCACCGTCGCCCCGTTTAGCGCAGCATGGCTGTCACGTGGGTTGGCGCTGTTGACGCGCCACGTTTTGGACCGCAAGCCCGCCGCGTTTGCACCTTCGTTGCTGCCAAAGTTGACGGCGGTCGTTAAGGCGCTGCGGGCTTGCCTGAGCGCCCACACCGTCAAGGCGGCGGTGAATACTTTGTTAATGGCTTCGCCCGGCTCCGGGTCGTTGGCGGCAATGGTCAATTGCTCCTCGGTATAGGCGTTAATCTGCTCCGCCTGTATGCGGCTGTGCTGTTGTAGCCAGCGTTGCATACGGCTCTCTGATACGTCCGCGCCAAATTCGGACGCCACCATCTCGCCCCATGCCAACGCGGTCATATTGTTAATCTTGAAAAGGTCATCCGTTAATTCCCGATTCCAGCGCTCACTATCTACCCACGCATCGCCTACCATTGCCTTTGCCCCCATTGCGCTTTTGTATGCCCGCTCTTGCCGCTGGTAGTGCCGGGTGAATACATCTTCATACTTGCGTAGGTAATTGGCTTCCATGCCTGCATTGTAAGTGCTGATTGCTTTGGTGTAATAGCCCTCTATCGTCTTCGGCGGTGGTGCGCTGTCGGTAGGTGAGGCTTGCCCGCCTACTAGCACATTAAGCGGCGTGACAAGTTGCCCGGCGTCACCGCCCAGCATGGGCATGTTGAAACGGGCGCGGGCTTCGTCGGCAGTCATCCAGGGTCGACCAACGGCGCTTTGCATGGCGCTTGTCTGCGCGGCAAAGTCGCCCTGCATTTTCTCATTGATATTAAACTCGCAGTACACGTTGTCCGTATCGGCAAAGTCAGGCAGTAGTTGCATGGCTATGTCCTGCTCTATCATTGCCAGTATTGGCCCCAATGTGTCTTGGTATAAATGCTTATGCTGCTCCTGAATGTTGCTAAATGTGGCGTTGTCTAAAATACCCACCATCGGCAATGGGATATGGTAGGCGCGGGCGCATTCTTCCCGCGTCAATTTTCGCCCGCCGAGGTATTCCGATTCTTGCGCGTTGAATGAGTTTGGCTCCCATTTCATATCCTCTTCCAGGATGGCCGTCTTGCCGCTGTTGGCGTTGCCTGAGTAAAGCTCTTGAAACTCTAGTGCAAAGCGTTGACGAGCGGCTTCGCTCCACAATGGGGCGCTGGCTGGGCGGTGAATCACGCCACTAATACGGGCGGCAGCTTTCCAAAAGCCCTCCCGATATTCCCCCATTGCGTTTTCCTCAGCTAATACCCGGCGCAATGTTTCCAGCGGTGACAAGCCGAGGATGCTGCTTTCGGGCGAATAGCCCTTAAAGTGGATAATCTCATCATTGACAAATTGGTACAGCACCCCGCCTATGTTTGCCTCATAGCCGGTAGTAATCAGCCCGCCGCCCACTGCCATGTACTCCGGCGGAATACGCAACAGCCCAACAGTTTCGCCGTTTTGCCTGAGCTTAAGCAAGTAAGAATTAAAATACACGCCCAGGTCTGATACGATGGCCTCGAATAGTCGGTAACGTGTCACCTTGTATTGCGGCGGTAACGGTCGGTTAAGCAGTTGCACGACCGGCGCGCCGGTCAATCGTTGGCGGTCGGTTTCGTCAAGACGGCGAAAGAAATGAAGGTTAAGCTGGGCAATGTTGCGGGCTAGAAAATCTACACAGGTACGAACGTTGGGTTGCTCTCGGTATAGCGCCGCATAGGTTAGATTGTAATTATCATACATGCGTACCGCTGACCGGGCATAATTCCAACTCTCCCACCCGTTTTGCGTTATCGTTGTGCCCAGGCTTTGTATTGTTGCCATAGAATTTTACTCCGCCAGAATTTGTACAAAATCAATATCAGCCAGCGTAACTAAAATCTCGCCATCCATCGGCGTACCCTGTGGCAACAATGTGGCCTGCTTAATAATCAGATGCGCCCCCACCCTCTTGTAAATCACGCCCCGAACGGCTGTCCCGCTTTTCAGGTTGACGATGCCCGTCTTTAGCTCCGCATAGTACCGATTGAACATCATACCACCATCATTCCCCGCGTTTCATACACCGATTGACGCGGCGCGTTATTGGTCAATCTTGCCCGATGGTGTGCCATTGCCAGCGCCACCATGCCGTCTATCTTTTCCCGACTGCGCTCTTTGTCTGGTTTGATGTTTCCCGCCGGGTCAGTGCGTACCACCAAATTATCTGCCATCCAATTCAACACAGGGCTGTCACCGTGTGCCAATTCACCCTGCGCTATGGCAACTTCCAGCGCCTTCATTGCCGGGTTCATGCTGACAAATCCCTGTCGAAAGTCTACCATAGTTATGTTGTTTTCGATAAGCCGGTTAGAAACATGGGTAGCATTCCAGGGGTCAAAAGCCACCTCAGCAATATTATAGTTGCTCATGTCGCTTTCTATCTGCGCCAAAATGAAGTCATAATCCACACTATTACCTGGCGTTGTTTCAATATAGCCTTCCCTTACCCACTGGTCGTATGGCACTTGGTCACGCCTTACCCGGTCTATAATGTTATCGGCAGGAATCCAAAAGCGACACAAAACTTCCCACAAGCCGCCCGGCGTTGACGGTGGGAACACCAGTACAAACGCGGTCAGGTCGCCCGTACTGGACAGGTCAAGCCCACCGTAGCACAAACGACCGTATAGTGCCTGCTCATTAACCACCACGCTGCCGCACTCATCCCATTGGAATGGGTTAATCCAGCGCGTGACGGCGGTTGTCCAAATGTTCAGATGCCACCGCAGAAAGTGGTTAAGCTCCGCCGGTCGGTTGGTTGCTTCTCTGGCGTCTTGGCGCATGGTGTCCCATTTCTTCGATACGCCTAAAAGCGGGTTGGCCTTGATCCAGTTAGCCTCATTTTGCCAGTTGTCGTCTTGCTCCAAATCCGGCCAGTCTTGCCGGGTGTCCAGCGTGTATATCATGCCCCAATAGCTGTCGTCTTCGATGATGCCCTTGAGAATGCGCGTCAAGTATTCCCGCTGCGCGTAGCATATGCCCTGTTGGTCAACACCCGCCGTTGTAATGGCAAGCATAAGCGGTTGACGACGGCTACCCGTGCCGGTTTTCAACACGCCCCATAGCTCCGGTGAAGGCCAGGCATGTAACTCGTCGGCGATGACGCCTTGTATATTCAGCCCATCAAGGCTGTTATAGTCGGCGCTTAATGGCTCGAATTTGCTGCCACTTTCTACGCTGTGCAAATTGTTGCGAAATACGGTAATGATTTTCTTGAGTTGGGGGGAACGCTTGACCATCTCGGTGGCGTCACGGTGGACAATCTTGGCCTGGTCTTGTTTGGTGGCGGCGCTGTAAACCTCTGCCCCGCCCTCGCCCTCAGCAAACGCAAGGAATAGCCCGATACCGGCGGCGGTGGTCGTCTTGGCATTCTTACGCCCAACTTCCAGATACGCGGTGCGGAATCGGCGTGTCCCGTCGTCGCGTTTCCAGCCAAAGAGCGACCATAACCAAAATTGTTGCGCCGGTTCCAGCCTGATTACCTCGCCTGCCCACTCCCCTTTCCAATGACGCAGGACGCTATAAAATGCAATTGCCGCTTTTGCCGCCCGCTCGTCAAACCATAGCCCGCGCTTGTGGCCGTCTCGCAGGTCGTCAACATGACGCTGGCACGCCAACTTCACCCACCGGGCGGCGGGAATCTTGCCGCTGACCACATCCGCCGCATACTGCTCCGCCGGGTGCTTACTCAGTCATGGCCTCGAATAGCACGTCCGCCAATGTCGGCTCTTTTTCCTGCTTCGGCATGTCCATTGCTAGTTTAGCCCGGCTTGATGGCGTCATGCCAAACTCTTTAGCATACGCTACCATGTCAGCCATCGCCTTGTTAGCCACGCCGACCGCCGGATTTTGAATGACATTATCGTTGCTTGTCTTGATGAGTAGGCCACTCTTGCGTACAAGGTTTTCCGCCTGCACCCAGCGCCCGTATGCTTCACAATAGGCGGCTAGTGCGCTGCGGTCTGTCCACTTTAGGACACCGGTTTCATGCAAGGTATTGACGATGCGTTTCCATTCGGCCTTGGCTTCGGCGCTGAGATGTACCGGGCAAGTTGGCTTGCGGTCGTCAAATTCCGGGTCTTGCGGTAATGGTCGCCCACCGGGGTTGCCCGCCAGCTTTTTAAGCGCCGTCGGCTTGATGGCCGTCACAGTTGACCCCCGCTCTTTGTAACTGCTTGCGTGTGTGTTTGAC